CTAAGACTTGAATTTGACATTGATGCCATACCTGCATTATCAGAAAGAAGAAGAAAGATATACGAGAATGTAACATCGGCAGTTCGTGAAGGTATTATGACAAGAAACGAAGCTAGAGAGATTATAGGATTGCAACCTGTAGATGGTGCAGATGATTTATATATATCTGCTACATTGTTTCCATTAACAGATGAAGGTGTAGAGAAACCTGATAATCCAATAAATGAAGACGATCTTAAAGAATACGATGACGAATTTGATGATGAATTTTTGATGGAAGAAGAAAAGAATGATGTTACAAATTTTCCAAAAAGAGGTGATAACAAAAAGATTTCATTAAGAAATAGTCAATATCCACAATTTGATTACAATTTTAGTAAGAATGTTAAAGAGGAAGGTGTAGGTAAACAGATATGGAAAGCAGGTGGTAACATAAGAGGTAATGAAGCTTTTATGTTATGGGGTAGAGCAAGGGAAGGTTCTGAATCACCTGCTGTTCTGAAATGGATAAAAGAAAGAGAAGCATGGGCAGCTAGACATAGTGTAAATGATGGCAATCAGTTTGTAGGTGGTGATCTTGAACCAAACTTATCAAATGTTGCAGGAGTTGTTGCCTTAATCAAGTGGGGTGTGATTAATCCTAAATTAGGCGAACAAGGTATGAAAGATGTCATACTTGAACTTACAAAAAAGCTTGAAGGCAGAAAGGAGTTAGAAGATTTTGAACCATTAGAAGATGATGCACATATATCAGTGGTTGAAGATCAAAAACAAGTTTCTGCCAAAGTAAAAGAAGCCTTAAAGAAAAAAGTTGATGATCATAATGAAAAGTATGGAGACAATCCAAAGAAAAGAGCAACTGTAAGAATGTTAGAAGCAGTCTTTCGCAGAGGGGTTGGAGCATATAGAAACAATCCTGCAAGTGTAAGACCCAATGTAAGTGGTCCTGACCAGTGGGCATATGCTAGAGTAAACTCTTTTTTATTTGCATTAAGAACTAATAGATTTCAAGGTGGTAAACACGATAATGATTTATTTCCAAAAGGACACCCACTTTCCTCTAAGACCTGAGTTATGAGTTTTATAAAATTTTTCTTGTGACTCAGGCAACCCAACATAAACGCATAAGAAGTCTTAGACAAAGAAGAATATCTGAACGAAATGAGATCAGACAACAACTTATACTTCGTAACAACTTAGAAAAAAGATTCTTTAGAAGACTTAACTCTTTATTTAGAAAATTTGTAAGAGTACAAATGTTTTTGTTTAGGGAGTATGGAATATATGAAGAAACGACTGCCACCCAAATATTAAATGAAGATTTAATACCTTTAATACAATCACATTATCGTAGAGTATTCAAAGCTATATACGATTTCAATGAAAATAAATATGAAGATAACTTTAAACAGGAAGCAGTTGTGTTTGGAAGAAGTGTAGATTTTGAAGCTATTGTAAATGAGTATTTTAACTCAAGGCAGCTAATATTAAGTGGTATAAGTGTTCGTATGGCTAATAGAATATCTAAAATCATAGAACAAGGCAGAGCAGATAATCTAACATTACCTCAAATTACTAAATTAGTGTCAGATAAATTTCTGCCAATCAGTAGAGTAAGAGCAGCTTTGATTGCAAGAACTGAAACGCATAGTGCAGCTTCTTTTGCAAATCATTCTTATCATAAAACAGTACAAGCAGATCTTGGACTAAAAATGTTGAAGAAATGGGTTGCCACAAATGATGCCAGAACAAGACCAACTCATGCAGCAGCAAGTGGGCAAATAGTAGATATGGACGAAGACTTTACTGTTGGTGGTGTTCCAATGGGATTTGCAGGTGACTCAAGAGGTGGTGCAAAAAATGTAATAAATTGCAGATGTGTGATTGTATATGCAGATGAAAGAGATATTTAATAATTTACACTATATATTGTGCTTATGGTTCACATAATATACTATATAAATTAATTATGCCTATACCCAAACCTAAATATAATGAGTCTAGGCAGGATTTTATGAAAAGATGCATGGGAGATAGCACTATGGTTGATGAATATGATTCAGATCAAAGGTTAGCTGTCTGTAGCAGTAGTTATAATTCAAGCAAAGAAGATTCTTTGGATAGTAAAAGACAAATAAGAAGAGATGTTTTTACAACTGAGGAGGAAGCACAAGCTAGGGCAGATGAAATAGGTTGTAGTGGGACACACTCACACGATGAAAATGGCAATCTAGTATTCATGCCATGTAAAACACACGCAGAATATACTGAACTTGTAGGCAGAGAAGTTTCAGGCTACGGAAAAAAACCCAAAAAGAAGAAACCAAAAGACATGAAAGATGCGTTGGACAATCTTGAACAAACTTTAGAAATTGAATCTGATCTTAAAGCATATATGCCAAATGATGATGATGATGAAGATAAAGAGTATGGTGTATTTGAAGGTTATGGGTCAGTATTTGGTAATAAAGATTTAGGCAATGATGTTATTGAAACAGGTGCATTTGCTAAGACATTAAAAAGAAAAAAACCAAATCAAGTTAAATTACTTTACCAACACAAATCAGATATGCCTATAGGTGTGTTTGATGAAATACGAGAAGATGAAAAAGGTCTTTATGTAAAAGGCAGACTTGCTTTACAAACACAAGCTGGTAAAGAAGCATACGAATTACTTAAAATGGGTGCTTTAGATGGTCTATCTATAGGATTTAGAGTAAACCCTAAAGAAGTTTCTTACGATAATCGTGCTAACAAACGAATTATTAAAGAAGTAGAATTAATGGAAGTCTCGTTGGTAACTTTTCCAATGAACCCCAAAGCCACAGTAATGTCGGTCAAAGGTGAAGAGATAACCATAAGAGAATGGGAAAATGGAATGCGAGATGCCTTCGCATTATCTCGTTCAGAAGCGAAAGTTGCAGCAAAAGCTGTAACTGATGCATTCAGTCAGCGAGATGTTGACTCTAATGCTGAATTGGTAGATGCCATAAAAAATTTAACTTTAACCTTAAAATCTTAATATAGGAGATTATTATGTCGGAAGATGTAAAAAACGCTATTCAAGAAATGGGTTCAACCTTTGAAGAATTTAAAAAGGTCAATGACGAAAGACTTGAAGCGATTGAAAAAGGCGAAAGTACAGCATATGTGGACGAGAAATTAGCTAAAATGGAAGCTAAGATGGATTCTTATGAAGACATCAATCAGAAGCTTACGATTGCTGAACAAAACGCCGAAAACATCAAAAGCCAACTTGATAAACTTGAAACAGTTGTAAAAAGACCAAATTCAGGTTTTGAAAGTAAGCAAGTAGATGAATACATGGAAGCTTTTGACAGATATTGCAGAAAAGGACTTGAAGGACTTAGCGATACTGAGAAAAAAGCTTTAACAGTCAGCAATGACTCAACTGGTGGTTATTTAGCACCACCTGAATATGTGAGAGAACTGATCAAAGATGTGACAGAAATTTCACCTATTAGAAGCATTGCTAGAGTAAGAAGCACTGGGCAAAGAAGTGTACAGATTCCAAAGAGAACTGGAACTTTTGCTGCACAGTGGGTAGCTGAAAGTGGCACAAGAAGTGAAACTACTGGATACACAGTTGGTTTAGAAGAATTACCTGCACATGAATACTATGCGTTGGTAGATATTTCTGAACAAGACTTAGAAGATACAGTATTTGATCTTGAAGCAGAAATGCAATCAGAGTTTGCAACACAGTTTGCTAAAGCTGAAGGTACTGCATTTGTTAGTGGTAATGCTGTAGGTAAGCCTGAAGGTTTCATGACTAACAGTAATGTTAGTTCTGTTGACACAGGTTCAAATAGTGCAATCACAGCAGATAGCTTAATTTCGCTTGTGCATAACATTAAGTCTGAATATGGCAGAAATGGTACTTTTGTATTTAACAGAAGCACATTAGCTGACATAAGAAAGCTTAAAGATACTGCAGGTCAGTATGTTTTCCAAACAGGTATGATGTTGGGTGGTAATATGGTTAATACTATCCTTGGTCAACCTTATGTGGAAGCTACAGATATGCCTTCAGTTGCACAAAATGCTTTTCCAGTTGCCTTTGGTGACTTTAGCAAAGCATACATGATTGTAGATAGGGTGGCTTTAGCTGTACTTAGAGACCCATTTACCCAAGCAACTACTGGTAATGTAAGATACATTGCTAGAAGAAGAGTTGGTGGGCAAGTGATTCTTCCTGAAGCCATAAACAAACTAAAAGTAACAGCGTAAGCAGGGAGTAATAATGAAAGACTTAGCTAATAATATAAGTATTATTCAATCAATTGCACCTGTAGTTGGTACAAGTGATACAAATGGCACTGGTGTAGATTTACAGTTTTTTGAATCTGCAACAGCAGTTGTTGATACTGGCGTAGAAGGAGATACTCTTTCAACATCAGTAAAAATTGACTTTAAATTAGAAGACTCAGATGATAATTCTACATTTACAGCAGTTACAAGTTCTTTACATGTGACTGATGGAAGTGTTGATTCAAATGGAATCTTCTTAACTTTAGATGCAAACGCAGAAACACCACAAGTAACCTCTATTGGTTATGTTGGTGGCAAAAGATACCTAAGAGTAGTGGCAGACTTTACTGGCACTCATTCAAATGGTACTCCGATAGCTGCGACTATCATCAAAGGAAGTGCAAGACACAACACTGATGCAGACTCATTATCAACTGCATAATTGATGAATGTTAGTGGGGTGTGAAAGCACCCCACATTTATAGGAATTTAAAATGGCAAAAAAATATAAAATAGTAGTTCCAAAACCAGCATCATGTAACGAACATGGTACTGAAGTGAAGCTTTACAAAGCCGATGAAATTGTTGAATCAGAAGGTGCATGGCAAGATGAAGTCATGGAAAAATTTGTTGAAAATGGTTGGGCGATGGAAGTCAAAGTTGATTCTGTAGATGAAACTGTTGATATGGAAGGCGAAGTAAAAGAAGTAAAAAGAGCAAGAAACGATAAAGGTCAACTTATTGGTGATGATCCTGACACTCCTGATGTAAACGAAGCATGGGAAGGTGGGAAAGCACCTAAAAAGAAAACAACTGCAAAAAAGAAAACTACTAAAAAGAAAACAACAAAGAAAGCATCATCATAAATTCTTTGTTATCATAAACATAGCAGAAGCTAGATGGTAGATACCATGCGATTTATAGGAAGTTTATATGAGTGCAGGTTATCATCATTTTATCATAGAGCAAGGTGCTACTTTTGGGCAGACACTTACTCTAAAAGATTCATCTAATGCAGTAATCAATCTAACAGGTTTTACAGGTGCTATGTCACTAAAAGAAAAACCTGATGCAACAGCAACAGTATTATCTCTTACAACAGCAAATGGTCGTATGACTATGGGTGGTAATGCAGGAACAATCGTACTAACAATAAGTGCTACAGATACAGGCAATCTCACACCTGATGATGGTGTTTTTGATTTAGAGATCACAAGTGGTGCTGGTGTAGTAACAAGGATAATAGAAGGCACTTACAGTATCAGGAGAAACATAACAGCATGAGTTCTGTTGATAGCATTACAATTACAAGTGTAAGTACTGTAAATCAGATCACAATTACTGATACAAGTGGTATTACTGTTACAACAGTTGGTACACAAGGAGTTGCAGGTCCAAGTGCCATCATGGCAAGAGGTATCAACCAAGATACAGCAGGTGCAAGTAATAATGGTGCTTTGCTTATTTATGATAATGCTAATGTTAAATGGACAGCAAACGACACAACAGAAGGCAAACAACTAACACAAAAACTATTTAACTTACAATTAGGCGAAAGTGGTGCAACAGTAACCACAATACTTGATGAAGATGGCATGGACTCAAATTCTGCCACTGCATTATCTACACAACAAAGTATAAAAGCATATGTAGATGCACAAGTAACTTTACAAGATTTAGATATTTCAGATGGAAGCACAACCATTGCAATTGATTTAGATAGCGAAACTTTAGGATTACTTGGTGGTGTAGGTATTAGTAGTACAGCTAGTGGAAACAATGTGACCTTTGCAATTGATGCAACTGTAGTAACTTTATCAGGCACACAAACTCTTACAAATAAAACATTAACTGCACCAACACTTACATCACCAGTATTAAATACTTCTTTATCAGGTAGTGCATTTCTTGATGAAGATGATATGTCAAGTAATAGTGCAACTAAAGTTGCTTCACAACAGTCAATTAAGGCTTATGTGGACAACCAACTGACTTTAGAAGATTTAGATATATCTGATGGATCAAATAATGGTTCTATTGACTTAGATAGTGAAGTTCTTGGTTTATTAGGTGGTACTGGACTTACATCTAGTCTTAGTGGAAATAACTTTACATTTGCCATAGATGGAACAGTTGCGACATTGACTGGTACACAAACATTAACAAACAAAACATTAACATCGCCAAAAATTAATGGATCAACAGCTATTACAACAACTGGCACAGAAATAAATATTCTTGATGGTGATACAAGTGCAAGTTCAGTAGTTATAGTTGACGCAGATCAATTTATAGTCAATGACAATGGCACAATGAAACAAATAGCTGTGACAAGGCTTGATACATACTTCTCAGGCACAACAGCTACATTGACTAACAAAACATTAACAAGTCCTGTACTAAATGGCACATTGTCAGGCACAGCATTTAAAGATGAAGATAATATGGCTAGTGATTCTGCAACAGCAGTTGCTAGTCAGCAATCTATTAAAGCTTTTGTTGAATCACAGATTACAGCACAAGATTTAGATGTTTCTGATGGCAGTAATGATATATCTATAGATCTAGATTCAGAAACTTTAACTTTAGCAGGTGGAACAGGTATAGATTCAACTGCAAACACAAATACAGTCACTTTTGCCATAGATAATACTGTGGTGACACTCACAGGCAGTCAAACACTTACAAATAAGACCATTGATCTAGATAACAATACTGTAAGTAATATTGAAGTTGATAATCTTAAATCTGGTGTATTGGATACAGATTTATCAAGTGTAGCAGGTACTGATACAACATTAGCATCTGCAAAAGCAATAAAAACTTATGTTGATAGTCAAGTGACAGCACAAGATTTAGACATTAGTGATGGATCTTCTACTATTGCTATAGATCTTGACTCAGAAACGCTATCACTTTTAGGTGGTACAGGTGTTTCATCAACTGCTACAGGTAATGGTGTTACTTTCGCAATAGGTCAATCTGTTGGAACTTCAGATGATGTAGTATTTAATCAAATCACTGGTGCTTTGGTTGGAAACTCCACCACAGCTACTTCACTTGCTACTGCAAGAGCAATCGCACTTTCAGGAGATGTTGTTGGTACTGCAAACTTTGATGGATCAGCAGGTATCAGTATATCAACAACAATACAAGCGAATAGTGTCGCTTTAGGCACTGATACTACAGGTTCTTATGTTGAAAGCTTAGTAGCAGGTACAGGTGTCAGTCTTTCAAATAATAGTGGTGAGTCTGCAACACCAACGATAGCAATTGGTCAAGCTGTAGGTACATCTGATGATGTCCAATTCAATACAGTGACATCTGCACTTACAGGTAATGCATCAACTGCAACTGCATTGGCAAATGCTCGTACGATAGCCTTATCAGGAGATGTGACTGCTTCAGGCGTATCGTTTGATG